TTGGTTGCCATTCGAAGCTGTGGAAGGACACTGTAAATACAATCCCAAAGTTCCCGAGAGCGATTACATGTGGGAATGATGATCGCAAGACCTGGCAGGCTGCTCATGCCTCATCCTCCTTTTCTCTGTACGAACAGCGAGATAGGTACCGCAAAGTCGACTTCGACACCTTCTCATCCGAATACTTCGGAAAACGAGAACAGATGGGAGGCCTGTTCTTGTGGTCTTTGCACAATCGCGTTGCCGAATCAAACTGGTCACATTCATAGAAGTACATACCCGGCCCTATTCCTTTCAATGCCGGTCTTCGTCTTACCGCCTCCTTCCTACTTATCCTACGCCAGTGCTTCAAGATGTACATTCTACTAGGCACGTCACCCTTGATAGCTCTTAGCTGCTTCTTCGTCCAATTTGCATATAAAGGGTCGCAGCAATCGCCGCACCGATTGCAAATATCCTTACCCTTCATTCGGGATCAACGGTGGTTCAAGATGATTCTTGATCTTCGTAGCCAGCTCCTCATAATGCTCGAACTCATCTGGGTTACCCACCTTCACCGTCTTCGCCTCCACTAGCTTGAGGATCATCTCTAGCTCCTCGTTTGTGAATTCCATTCTATCATACCTCCCTATTTAAGTTGGTTCTGCATTCTGAATCAGATTCATACTGCACCTACAACAAGGGTGTAAAGTTGGGGACATCACCCCCGCTGAGAAGGGCTCATCCAATCGCACTCGCTCGCCATCCAGGTCAAGGCACTCATCACACGCATCCGCTGCCGCGCTCCACTCCTTTACGGACGTCGGCTTGTCGAATAGCCCCTTGTCGCTAGCTTGATTCCAGCCCTCAAGCTTCCCATGGTTTTGCGCACTGATAAGCTCAGTCCTGGCAATGGTATCGGCACGATACTTCAGAAGGTGGTTGTGATAGCGTAGAGCTCTTGACCGTGCGACATCGGGACGTATCCCGTCCTCAAGCATCTTGAAGTATCGGCGGTTGACGGCTGCGGACTGCCTAGCGGTCAAGCCTATCTGTGGCCTTATCATGCGAGAGGCGGCGCGAGGATCGATGCCTTGCATGATGTTCGTCTCCAAAGACTGGCGCAGACCCTCAATCGTTGTCTCAGACAGATCCTTGATCTTGCTCAACCCGTAAGTGTCAAGATAGTGCTTGATATACGTTGTCTGTGGTTTGAGAATCCAACGCTGAGCATTGAATTCAGTCTGCATCGACTGGGCAACCGTCTTGCCTAAATCTGGGAAGAGATGCTTTGCGAAAGGCTTGCTGAAGCGTTGCTCTCTGCGGATGTGATCAAGGAAACTTTGCACCGCCGCCATTGAGCCGATCGCCACTACGGTTTCCAGCTCCTTATTAGAGACCGTGGCGGGCATCGCGGCAAGGGCTTCTTCGGAGTCTTCTCGAAGATCGGCTAGGGTTACCCTGTCCTCAGGCATTCGCTCCCTCATCTGAGGCCAAATCCTCAGTATCGCGTATCAACTGGTTTGGGCGAGCGGGCCGAAGAGACCTTGTATCGTCCATCTTCAACATCAACTTTCCCGTCTCAAACAGTGAAGAGCCGTGGTCAACTCTCACCGCCATGATCTCATCGCCAACGTGCCAGCTAGGATATTCCTCTCCCTCAACTATTATCCTCATCACACCACACCGAAGGTCCTCCTCCACAACGACAACCTCGGTCAACGGTATCCTCAGTTCAAGGCGTCCCATTGAAAACCTCCCTTTCAGACTATTTCGACTTTCAACCCCAGTGCCGCACCGATTCCTGTCTTTGTCATCGGCGGATCTGTCTCGTTCGCAAGCATGGCAAAGGCCCTACGACCGAGTCTCAATGTGTTGGGCCAAGTTCCTGTCTCGCGCCCCACTTGGGCCACGTACTGCCTTATATCCTCAATCGAATTCAAAGGCGGCATCAACATCGCATCACTCCTCCTCTTGCTCCTTGAACGGCAGTCCGCCCATGGCCCTGATCGCATCCTCCAGTTTCCTGTCCGGGAACAGCTCCGCACCGGTCCGCCCCAATGAATCCAGTAGCTTGCAGACATTTTCAATGTTTGGATCAGGAGGAAATTCGTAGGCGAGCTTAGGAAGATCGGGCCTCTTGATCGCGTTGAACGCGAACAGCTCAGGCACCGCCTGAGTATTGATCGTATCGCATATCATATTCAGGTAACCCAGTAGAGCTTTCTCAAAGAACGTACGACCCTCCCGCACCAGTGCGTAGGACCCTCTCTTTTCAGCCCCCAGGAAAATAAAATCAGCCAAAAGCGATGAAGCAATGGCATGATCGTATCGCATGATAACAGGATTCGTATCCATGATGGAGCCGGGCGAGGAAATCAACTCAACCTCATATTTCTTCGGGTTATCGGGATCACGTGGCATCACAAGCCCATCCTCGTCGCCTCTCCTCATCTTACGGACCAACTCTTTCCAGTTATCCAACTGCACCCTTGCCGCAGCAGAGTTATCCAAGAAGAGTTTTTCGGGAACGTAAATCACCGCCATACCAGCGAGATTACGCTCGAACCCAATGGCCTCGAATGACTGTAAGTGCTTCTTGTAATACCAAGGGTAGTACGCATTTCTGTAAATACTGCGGCCTTCAGGATTGCCTTTATGAGCTTGTGTTCTAAAGTGCAGACATCTATCAAGCGGGATTCGACGCTCTCGGTAGGTCGGAGGAGGGCTCTGCTTGAACCCAGTCACTATACCTGAATCCGAGTCAATCACCCAGCCAGTAATCGTATCCTGCGAGCGAACCGAAAAGTCCTTGAAACCCACCGCCCCATCGTTGAAGCGCGATCGCTCCCAATCATTCTCAGCATCTGGACCGCGGCGATATTTGTATGATTTCTCCTCTATCGAGTAACCGAATTGCAAGAACGACAGAGCCTCGGAAACGATGTTGTACCACCCCGTGTCCATATCACCCTGCAGTAGACAGGAATCCAGAAACTTCGCGTCCTGGCGTTGCCCTCGATCCTTTCCCGCCGGTTCGATAAAGAACCTAACCGCATGAACCATCTGCTGTATGGCGAAGTTGATCGCACCTACCGTGGGATCATTGTCCCCCATCTCCCGGTAAGCTTTCCGACCATTCGCCCCTTGTAGATCGCGCAACCATTCCTCGGAGAGCACGCCACCCCATATCTTGAGGCCGGTCGATCCTAGTGGTGCAAAGTACGGTTCCCTCTTCTCTTCGGCCATCTTCTCCTTCCTGTCTCAGACTGAGCGGAGTAGGCGACTGGCCTAAGCTCCACGCTGGCTACTCCAGATAGCGACCTACTGGATCACCCGCACCGTTGCAGCATCGTTCTGGCATCATACCTTCACCGCCGTAGTGTCGCGTATGGCTCCAGCATAGCCAGTACTGCTACCTTGCTAAGGCATCCCACCACTTTGCGCAGCATCTAGCTGCGTCGTAGCCACCTTTCTCCACTCAATCAGTTTACAGCATCGCGACGTGTTTGCCAACCCCATCTCTATGCTCACCGCCTTTCGGCATCTGGGCTTTCTTTTGGGCCCGCGCTTGATGGTTTCCGCTGCGCCCTCATTGCCTCAGTCATCATCCCCGTTATCATTTGGACAACCTCAGGTCTGGTGAAGCCGGCAGCCGTAAATTCCTCCATAAAGAGCGCCATCATAATGGCCCCTTCCCTGACTCCCTCCCTAGTTGACATTCCACCTCGAAGCTTGTCCATGAAGCCGCTTGGCTTATCATGCTCATCCATCTCGTTCCTCCTTCTTTCCCTTTACGGGACGGGCAGCCAACAGACACTGCTAAGGACCCTTAACGACGTTCACTTGCCCGCCCCGCTATCCTCCCGATGAGGATCTTCATCATCTCTAACCGCCGCCAGCGGGCCCAAGCCACTGAAAGATAAGATAGAGTGTCCCGCCAACTGCCGCTACCCCGAGGGCAAATATCCACTCTCTCCAACTCCTCCCTTCGGAGCCTGTCACGAATAGCGCGAGACAAGCGCCGGTTATCACTCCGAGCCCAAAGAGCAGCCACAAACCGCCTACTGTCCACAACATGTAATCCTCCTCAGATTAAACTCGCGTGTGATGCCGGATGCGCTGCCCCGGGTTGCTGCATACGCCAGTAGTTCGGATCTGGATCCTCTGCTCCTGGCATAGCAATCACCTCCTAGGTATACACAAAACCGCGCCCTTCGCATATATTACATGACGCATAATCATAGTACAGCCTCCCTCTGATCAGCATCCTCCCCATAAGCCTATCGATGCGGCGGTATCTCATTTCCTCTTTCATATCCATGCTTGTCTGTAAAATGTCAAACCTGTCCGGTTCCAACCCAGTCCCGTCACAATTCCGACATTTCATTTTACTCTTCGCCATAGCAATCACCTCCCCTCATTCATCATCCTTCTGCGATAGTCCAAGACCATATCCTCGATTTCCACACTGTCATATCTCGCCCCCATGAATTCATGCTACCGAATACTGCTCCAATCTATGCTAAGCTGCCTTTCTTGTAGCCAAGGTGTATCCGGACTTACCTTCCACAGAAATCTCCGAAGGGCCTTCCATTCTTGGTCATCACGCCAAGCCTGGATGTAATCCTTTAGCGTAGCAACGCCAACCAGTACTCTAACCTGCGCCTCTGATGTTCCAAATGGCAAAGCTTTCTCCGCAGTAGGGATGACCGTATGATCCGTGATCATCCATCGCTTCTCTTTGTGATTGTAGCACACAGGGTATTTCATTTCTCGTTCCTCCTCATACAGCATAGTTTCTCTGCTCCTCTAGACTGAGTGCCTTGAACCGCTCCCAAGCATCATAGAACCCTTTGGGGATATTCAGGCGCGGCTCATGATCCTTGCGCCTTAGAGGGCAAGGACCGTGATAGGGATGAACCTCGAACAAGTATCCCTCGAACTCGTATTCAGGCTCAAAGCCACAGATGAAGCCTCCATCGTCCAAGCTATAGCATGGCATTACTCTTTCTCCTCATGCATCATCGACCACTTGAATGCCTCCCAGTAACTGCGGCTGAAGACCAACCGCGCTACGTTGATCAAACCGGGTGATCCTTTTCTGCCATCCTGGCAGCGGCACGCTCCATGTCATCTACGCTTTCTGTATACACAGTCGTGACCTGTCGCTCTTTCATAGACTCCGCATACAAGAGCCCCTCGGCAAACCCAAGGGCAAACGATTCTGCTGTGGAGCTTACTTTCCCACTAATCCTGATGTGGTGCAAACTCTCTACTATCTCCGTTAGATCCATATTCATCACCCACAATACCCTAGGATAGCCCTCTTACTTCGAAGTGACAGCCACTCGTGTTTCTGTTTGCGATGGCTGATGCTCCACCTCATACGTCTTCCTATCATGAAACTCCGCCTGCTTGCCATCGTTCCATTGCTCCATCGGCCTCAAGTAGCCGACGATTCTGCTATACACCTCCGCCTTCTGCCTCTTGCTCTCAGGGATGATCCTTCCATCCTCAAGGATGAGGTTACCGTCCTTATCTTCCTTCATTTACTACCATCTCCTCTCTGATTCCCATTGTTCGCTCCCCTTGCGGATCAAGTGCGATTCGCACGTAAAGCGTTTTGCCTGTCAATATTGAGGCGGCTGGCCGGACTCCCCAAACCGGCTCCTTTTCTTTTTACACCCTAGCAGGGGGTTGTAACTAGCCCTAGTGGCTACCTGTTCGCGAAATGCACTTCGCTTTTCCGTTCTCTTTGACGCCTTACCCTGACGCTGCTACGTCACAGCCACCTCAACTTTTCTCAGAACATACATCGGACCAGATCCCATACATTTTTCATACAAGACATCCCCGCATACGGTACCATCACCCGGATAGGCTTACCATAATTACAGCATGGGAGCATTACTATCTCCATCTTTTCCTCCACCACGATCCCTCTTTCTCGTGTTGACATATTTCCCCTTTTTGTTAAAAGGCCGCTGGCCGGTCTTCCACCGACCTGGGCACGAGTCCGACCCTCATATTATGGCTCATGTGTGCCTGCGTTGACTAGACGCTAACGGGGTGCGTGTTATGTGTCTGCCCCGCCCGCAGCCGCCTTTCATCATATCCATCCCCTCAGAGAGTACCATCCTAGAATGACCGCCGCCCCCATGATTATCCCGACTATCAGCCAGCGCCAGTCAATCATCGGCTCTCCCCTCCCAGGCTTCGTCCAAGTCGCTCACTATCAATGCCGCATCACTGATATAACGCGAGGCACCAGCCAACATCACAACGGCCCCGCGTAGCGCATCAAGTTTGCGATTGATTGCGTTCTCGGTCTCCATCCGTTCATTGTGATTCATCACTTTTCCTCCACCTGGCGCGATCATCCCTTTGTACCCCGAATCAGCGATTCAACGTCGCTCGCTTTTACCCCTTCGTAGAAGTTTAACAATTCTCGAATGATCTCCTCATAGGTCTCGCCCTTCTTGCCCAAAGCCATTAGGCGATCCCGCGTCTCTGTATTGATTCGTATAGTCGTCTGTTCGACATCCACTTTCTTAGATCCTTTTGCCTGCAACGTCAAATCAGCTCCTTTTCCCTTGAGAACAAAGAGGCCATTCCCTCACGAATAGATCCGGCGGTGGTTCTTCCCCTCCATTTCCTTTCTTGAAGAAGAACGGAACGCCGGCAGAACAGCATTGCGCGTGGAGATCTCGTCCCCAAGCATAATCCATTGGCCTTGCCTTTGGTCCTGTTTCAGCTCCACAGATTACCCAATCAAGAACATGCGTCTGATACTGTTCTGCATCGACTTCCCCATTCGGATTCCCTGTGGGAACCGCTTGTACGTCCCATCCTTCCAGCCAATCAGGACCATACGATCCTCCGCGTAAGTTGACAGGCTTCAATATTGGTTCTACGCTCACGAATCGCATTGCCGCTGGCATATCAAGCAGAACCGGAATCCGCTCATCCGCTGTAGCTTGATTCTCCGCAGTCACCCCAAGCCAGACATTCGATAATGGATGTAGCGGTTGCTCGTGGTCATGCATTCCATTGTGCTCTCTCCATCGATCCCAAAGAGCAAAGTCTAGTTCTCCTCCGGGTGTTGCTGCATCTACAGTGCTCAAGAACTCTTTCATCCGTTCAGGACGTTTGGTAAGAATTAAGTACGTGTGTTGAGGCGCTATCGCCATCATTGACCACACGGCCACAATCCATTTATTAGGCACATCTTCGTGAAAGAGATCACCCATCGAGCACACAAAGATCTTCTTCGGTTTCCTCCAGTGAAGCGGTTCCTCTAGTCGATCGGGATGAAAGGTAACTCGGAATGGATCATCCTTTGGATATCCGAACCTGCCAGCAAGGCGCTTTGCCATCCTTGCGGCGTAGCAATGCTCGCATCCCTCACTAACGGGTGTACATCCGGTAACAGGATTCCAGGTCGCGTCTGCCCATTCTATTTTCGTCTGATTCATCCTTCTCCTCCCTGGCCCGTATAAGTATTATACTGGTTATACCGCCGCCCGTCAAGTTTCTCCACTCTCACAGTCTCCACCTCACTGTTTCTCCCTCTGGGATGAAGCTCGATTGTCCTCCCACAAGCTCCGGACCGACCGTTGGCGTCTCCACCGTGGTCCCGCCCAACCGCTTCGCGAGGAATGCGAAGGCATAGGCATGACCCAGGTGATCCGGCCCCGACTTCTGATACTGGTAATACTCACCCCCGCCCGCCCTAACTTGTTTGACACGAAGGAAAGCGGCAAGGTGCGCAAGCAGTTCAGGCGGCGAATCCGAGGGCAGTATTGGATCGCCCTTCTTCAGCGGCGCAAACGCATCGTCAAGCAACTCTGTCCGATTCATCTTGACAAGCGTGATGTCCTCGATCTCCTCAGTCTTCAGTCCCAGCTTCCCCGATCCTGGCATGTAGTCGAACGTCTTGACCCTACCTGGGAACCTCCGAGCGAACGCCTTCGCCATCCTCACCTCGGGCTCTAGCTCAATGATCGCCTGGGCAGGTTCATACAACTGCATGACATCGCAAAGACCATCAAAGGTCGTCTCAAAGCCCGCCTTGATGATCCGGTCGCCTTCTAGTACCACGTACCAGCAATCTGGCTCACCGGGGTCGATACCGAGAAAACATCCTCTCCCTCCTGACTTGCAAATGTGCTGAGATCTACCGACCAGTTCGCGCAAATATTCAGGGGCGAGTCGGCTAGCACTTGTGGAATATGGTAGACCCAGCTTGAAGTTGTAGAAGAGCTGCGTCTTTCCGGGGTTGCCTTGCACCGCCTTCCATTGCCGCTCCAAATCCCTAGGCGCAACCGTCGAGGACACAAGCTGGGATAGCCTGAACGACTCGTATTCCGCATCCTTGACCAGCGGTACCCAGTCGCCGTGGAGCTTGTCAGCCTCATCGAGTTCAACCCCGCACTCTGGGCAGACGAGCTTACCGTCCTTGATCGAATCGGGCCAGCTCGCCACCGGCTCATGAAAATGGCCATTCTTGCACCTAAGCTTCCAGACATTCTGCGTCCCTCCTTCCCATGCATCATTGATCCCAACCCCGGGCACGCTCGGGTTTGATATATCGAGCAGCCATTTGTGCTCCACAGAGGCCGCTAGCCGCTCCCGCGCTTGCTCGGCCCCTTGCTCCCACATCCGATCAAGCTCATCCCTTATCAGCAGCCCTACTGCGATCTCGATCAGAAGTTTTTCCGAGTTCGCGCCACGCAGGTAGAGACCACTTCCCCACCCTATCTTCAACCCAACGTTGTCGACTTCCGAGAATCCCTTGCTCAACCAGTCAGATTTAAGAATGGCACCGTTGACCCGCCGTTGCGCAAACTGGGAGAGTTGTCCGGCAAGTGGCAGCATGTAGAGGGCATCTTCATCGAATTCCCTGAGGAACCAAAAGGTTAAATTCAGCGCCATTTCCGTGAAGCCAAGCAGGGCCGCCTTCTGGATCACCATGCGAAAGCCCTCCGGCGTCTTGTGGTTCCATAGGCGATAAGGCTTATCGAGATACGGTTGACGGAAAGGGCGTTTC